TTACTGGTAATACTACTACTCTTTCTACAGTAACGCTATCTGGTACTGGTCTCGTTGCTGGTAATAGCTCTACTACCAACACTAGCATGCTTATTACAGTTGCTAACTCTGTTGGTAACGTTCAGATATCTCCAATTTCTGTCAGAGTAAGCAACGCTACTTCTAACACGTTTGTTGCTAACGTTTCTCAGGTAACTGCTTCTGTACCTATTGTTGGTACAGACATGACACTTTCTGGAAACTTGGTTGTTTCTGGAACTGTCGTTACAGTAAATACTTCACAGTTAACTGTTAATGATAATATTATCGAGCTAGCTCTCAATAACACAACAACAGATCTTGTAGATACTGGTTTCTTCTCGCCAGCTGGTAATGCTAGTTCGATTTGGTATTCTGGTATTGCTCGTATTGCTGCTCTTTCTACTAATTCTGCTCCTGTATTCAGAGTATTCGGTTCCAACACAAATCCAAATACTTCTTCAACGATTGATACCAGCGCAAATACAACAACTGGTTTCCTACAATCTTATTTGATTCCATATGGAGCTTCTGGACCTCTTGTTGTAAATTCAACAAACATTACAATTTCTGGAAACTCTACTCTTGCGGTAAGTGTTTCTGCTAATACTCTAACACTTTCTGGAAGAGCAAACAATGATCTACTTTACAGTAATGGAACTGGTGGAGTGAATGGATTGGCTCTTGGAACCTCTGGATATGTTCTCCAATCCAACGGAACTGCTATTGTTTACGATACTCTAGACGGTGGAACTTTCTAACATAACAACAAAGTGATTATACTATGAATCCTGAAATAGTCAACATTTATATTGAACGTTTATTGAACGAAGTTGGGGAGGGTGTGAAAGCTCGCATCCTCCTAGAAACTCAGCTGAAATATACTGAAATGTTAAACGGTCAATTACAAACTAGAATTAATGAGCTACAAACTCAAGTCGAAAAACTAAATAAAAAGAAACAAAAAGAAGTAGATACTTCTGGTACGTTTTAAACCTCGCTCATATAGCGATTGATTGAGGAGAGCCAATATTGGCGAATAATGTCTTTCAAGTAAAGCGCACCAACACGGCTGGGCGCACTCCAAACACAACTGGATCTTACGCAACAAATTCTCAATACATCGCTGCAGGCGAATTCGCTCTTAACATGGCGGATGGAATCCTTTATACTTCTAATGGCTCAGCCCTAATTGAAGTTGGTGGAAATAATACAAATCAAAATATCACTGGCAATCTTTCATTATCAGTTAATAATAAAAGAATAACTTTTACGCCGCTTGCTGGTGGATCAAATGTGTATTTCACACAACAAAATGATGACAATTTTGTTTTTTATACTACCAATACAACTAATGGCTCTAAAGCTGTATTCAACGTATTTTCTAATACAAATGCGCCAAACCAAAATAGTGCATTCAGATTAAATGTTCCTTTAGATATCCAATCAAATCCTTTATATGCGAATAATAGCCAAGGATCTGCTGGACAATATCTAACATCTAATGGCTCAGCAACTTATTGGTCATCCCCTGGAGTTGCTTCTGTGAATACTGCAGCCCAATATACTTGGTCAAACACCCATACATTTAATGGCAACGTTAATATGACCTATGCGGTTTTCGCAAATACAAATGGTCAACTTAACGCAACAGCAGGCGATTTCAAAGCTAATGCATATGCTTTACTTGGTGGCGCTGGTGGTAACTATCTCGCTATTGGTCAGCAATCTAACTTTGCTCAATGGATACAGTCTGGTTATTCTAATCCTTCTGCAGTATATTATAATATTATTTTCAATCCTCTTGGTGGTAACGTCGGTATTGGTAACACTGCTCCAACGCATAAACTTCGAGTTGATGGCGATATATCGACCAACGGCGGTATTCATGCAAATGGCAGCGTTGGTTCGGCTGGTCAATATCTCACATCTAACGGAACTGTTGCTTATTGGTCATCGCCTGGAGCTGTATCCGTAAATACTGCAGCCCAATACACTTGGACAAATCTTCATACATTCCAAGCAAACGTAGCATTTACTGGCAATGGTATTGGAATTACTTCTAATACTGGAGCAATATATTTTAATAGTTTGACTGATGCAAATTGGAAAATTGGTCGTAACACTGGCGGAACAACTAAGTTCTTCTACACTAATAACTCATTAGATATTATAGCTGCAAATTCTCCACTTGAAGGTATTGCATTTGGTTTTACTGGCAATTCTTATCTAGAAACTGGTTATGCAGGAACTTATACACGTTTACCAATATACGTTGGTAATTCTACAGTCAACGTAACTATTAATTCTACATCATTTACTGGAACCGCAAATAATACTACAAATCTTGGCGGCACAGCTGCCGCTAACTTTGTTCAAAACACAGATTCTAGAACTCTTTCTGGAAATCTCGTAATTTCTGGAACTTATTTTAATCCTTCTGCCAATACAATTCTCCTTGGTAACTCAACTCAACGTTGGGTGATTTCAGCCAATTCCGGTGACTTCAGTTCCACAGTCAATGCGGTGACCAGTGTAAACTCAGCATTATTAACAGTTGGTACAGCATTTATTGCTAATACAACTGGAGCTTACCATACTGGTACTATTAATGCTGCATCTCATACCACAACTGGTATAACTGCAAATGCTACTGGTGTGTATCCAACTTCAAACACATCTGGTCAAAATCTTGGTACTGCAACCCAAAGATTTGATGCTTTCTTAGATGCTGTTGATGTATCAGGCACTATTACTACAAATGCTGGTGCTAACTCATTTGTTCTTTCTAACAATACTTCTAAATGGGTTTATTTTACAGCGGGTGGAGCAGGTGCTCCTACTACCACAACAAGAAGTGATGGAACAAAAATAGTTATTTGGCCATCGTTAGGAGCTTCTGCTGTTGATTATGCTATCGGTACTGATAACTTTGAACAATGGTATTCTGTAGGTCAAACAACTGCAAGACATGCATGGTATGCCAACACCACAAGCCTCATGATAGCCAACACGACTGGTTTATATCATATTGGCACTATCAATGCTGCTTCACATACTGTAGGAACTACTGCAGTTGTTAATTCTACGGCAATTTACTTTGGTACTATTAATGCTACGTCTAATGGTATTACAGCAAATGCTACATCAATCAATATTGGCAATAGCTCAGTTAATTCAACGATCAACTCAACAGCGTTTACTGGAACTGCAAATGACGCTACCAATCTTGGCGGAACCGCTGCGTCTGGCTATCAAACAACAGCGGGTCTTGCTGCTAACGTAGCAACACTTGCTGCAAATAGTGCTTCTTATACTACTAGTATAAATGGCGGTCTTGCGGGATCTATACCATATCAAAATGCTCCTGGTGTTACAACTTTTGTAACTATTGGAACAAATACTTTCATAATGACAAGTAATGGTACTGCACCACAATGGACAAATCCTACTTCTGTAACTGTTGGAACAGCTAATAATTCTTCATATCTTGGCGGCAATTTACCCGCTTATTACACTAACGCTACTAATATCACCACTGGTACGCTTCCATGGGCTCAGGCTCCTTCGGGAACTGTTAATACTTCTGGTTCGTTTACGTTCTCCAACACACAAACTTTCAGCGCAAATATAACAACAAATGGTCTTTTAACTCAAAATGGTATTTCTGTAAGAGTAGTTGATTATGCTTCTGGAACTACTTTAACAATGAATTGCGATAGCACAGATCTAGCTAATAGTTATAATACACAAGCAGCTGGTACGCTTACAATTAATCCAGTTACAGGAACTGCTCGCGATGGTCAAAAATTAATGTTAAGATTGAGATCATCAAACGTCCAGACATTTGCATGGAATACAAGCGTTTCTGGAGCTTTTGCTGGATCTACTGATTTGTCGTTGCCAACTGCCAGTAGTGGTAGCTCTAAATACGATTATATGGGATTCATATATAGTACAGCCACTTCACGTTGGCACTTACTTGCTAAGAACTTTGGATTCTAAGGAGATTTATTATGGCAGATGAAGTTATTTTCTTAGAAGATAATCGAGTAAAAATCAATTTTACTAAATCAAATGAAACTTATTCTTTTAGTGACGCTCTTCATTTTACACAAGAAGAATATGCTACATTAACTGAGCAAGATATAGAAAATCTCAAGCAGCAAAGATTTGATAATTGGTATGCTATCATTACATACGTGCCAACCGAAGAAGAACTTGCTGCGCAAGCTGCGTTAGAAGAGCAACAAAGACTTGAACAAGAAGCTCTAGAAGCTGCTCAGGCAGAAGCTGATAGGCTAGCACAAGAACAACAGGGTGTCTAATGGCTGCTCGTTATTGGGTCGGTGGCTCAGGAACATGGAACTCAACAAGCACTACTAACTGGTCGGCGACTAGTGGTGGCGCTTCTGGCGCATCAGCACCCACTACAGCTGATAACGTATTTTTTGACGCTAATTCAAACTCAGGTACTAATGACTTTACAGTTACTATTGGTACTGGTGCCACATGTATTCAGTTTAGTATCGATAACTTAGACGGAAATATGACTCTTGCTGGGACAGCAGGGTTAACTTGTAGAACACTAGATTGGAATACTAGTACATTCTCTGCTGGAAAAACTCTGACGGTTACATATACCGGAGCCATGACTTTTTCAAATGGCTCGTCCGGTAACACACCAGCGTTTGATACTGGCGGCGTGTCTCTATCATCAAACTTAACCTTTAACATCGCAGGTGCCACGTGGACTTTTCAGAACAACTGCACCACATCCGGAACAGTGACACTTACTGCAGGTACTATCAATTTAGCAACTTATACTCTAACTGGAAGCACATTTTCTAGTTCTAACTCTAACACCAGAAATATAACTTTTGGATCTGGTGCTAAAATTGTTGTAACAGCGACTGGAACTGCGACAGTTTGGACTACAAGTACAACAACTGGCTTGACTATTACTGGTACTCCCGTAGTTGATGTTACTGGTAACTCTACAGGAGCTACTACAAGAACAATCACTCCTGGTAACCTTGCAGAAGCAAGCACTATAAGCTTCAATATCAAAGCTGGTTCTGATACTATAACATTTTCATCTGGTGACACTGTAAAAAGCATTGATTTTACAGGATTTGGAGCAGGAACGTGGTCCGCAACAAACACCACGATGTATGGAAATTTAACACTCTCTTCTACAATGACAGTTACTGGCGGCGCTGTTGGTTTAACTTTTGGCGCTACATCTGGTACACAAACTATAACTACCAACGGCGTGACAATTGACCGTAATATTACATTAAGCGGAGCAGGTACACGAACACTAGGAAGTGCTTTAACTGCATGTACTACTACTGGAAGAACATTTGCACATACGGCTGGAGCGTTTAATCTTAGTGGATTCGATTTAACTGTTGGAGCTCTAGATATTGGTGGATCAACTACAAGATCTATTGCTTATGGAACGAATAAAATCTACATCACGGGAACTTCTGGTTCGGTTCTTGTGGGTGGCGCATATACAGGATTGACTTATACTGGCACATCATATATCGAATTGACTGCTACTTCTGGAGCTAATAGAACCATTCAGGGTGGTGCTGCGGGTGCAACTGAATCTAACGTACAGAACGTTAGAGTCTCGGGAAGTGCCGATGTTTTGACTATGAGTAACGGAGACTGGAGAGATGTAGAATTTACGAGCGGTTTTACTGGAACAATTACAAAGGTTTCTACTACAGCTAACATCTATGGAAACTTTTTAATAGCTTCTTCTTCTGTCATCATATCAGATGCTTCTGCGGGTTTTAGTTTTGCGGCGACAAGTGGAACAAAAACAATTGATATTAATGGAAATACTGTACAAACTCCAGTCAATTTTACTGGAGTCGGTGGAACATTTCAAATTCTAAAAAGTTTTACAGTAGGTGGAGCTACACAGAGAGATTTAACACATTCTGGTGGAACATTAGATTTAAATAGTCAGACGATTACGACCAACGGTCAGATTGCTTTAAGCGGAACAAGTGTAAGACAGTTAAAAGGTCCAGGAACTATAAAAACTACTTTAACTGCTGGAGCTGGATTGTCTACAACAGTTTTATCAGCAAGTACATTAACTAACTTTACAGTTGCTGGTTCGAGTGATCCTCAGATTGAATTGAGCGGAAACGGAATATTAACTTCTACAAGAACTATTGCTTCTGGTTTAACAGGAGCGGTAGAATCTAACTCTCTTAACGTTAAAGTGTCTGCTGGCGCAGATACTATTACTATGAACGCATCTCATGTAGTAAAAAATTTAGAATTTACAAGTGCATTTACTGGAACTTGGTCAAACAGCACGAGAACAATCTATGGTAATCTAATACTATCGCCGTCAATGACACTTGGCTCAGGCTCTGGCACGACTACTTTTGCTGCGACTTCTGGCACAAAAACAATTACTTCCAATGGAGAGACTATGGACTTTCCAGTGGTGTTCAACGGTGTCGGCGGAACGTGGCAATTACAGGATGCTCTAACATTAGGAAATAGAACTTTAACATTAACTGCCGGAACATTTGATGCTAGTTCATATAATGTAACTACAGCTAACTTTAGCTCATCAGGAACTGGTGTAAGACAAATAAAATTTGGTTCTGGTACATGGACAATTACTGGTTCTGGCGCTGGTACATGGAACTGTGGTACAACTACAAATATGACTACGACTCAAGGTACTGCGGTTATTAGTTTCACAAGTGCATCGACTAAAAACGCATCATTTGGTGGGCTAACATATCCCACAATTAATAATGGTGGTGCTGGTGCTTTAAAAGTTGGAGATAGTAATAGCACATTTTTAAATCTTACTAATACAGTTCAACCAACTACTTTTACATTTGATAGTGGTACCACTAATTATTTTACTAATTTTTCAATATCTGGAACTGCAGGGAATCTCGTTACGCTTGGCGCATCGGGAACTGGCACTCATACGCTATCAAAAGCATCTGGTACTGTTTCAGTTTCTTATTGCTCTATATCAGATTCGAATGCTACTGGTGGTGCAACATGGCTTGCATCTGTTACAAATGGTAACGTAGATGGCGGAAACAATACAGGTTGGAATTTTGCAGCAATTGTTGCTGCTGGTGCATATATAGGATTCTTTGCATTCTTTAACTAATATAAATAATAAAAACTAGAGGGAAAGGGAACTCTATGGCAGATAAAGATTTCGTAGTAAAAAATGGTATTGTTGTAAATTCTTCATTTTCAGCTAACTCTACAACAATTGCTCTTGGTCTCACCAGCACAAATACAGTAATTAATACTTCTACTATTTCTATTGGTGGAAATGTAATTGCTAATTCTACTGGTGCAAATAATGCATTTAGTCTTGGAGGAACTTTAGCTTCTGGTTACCAAACAACAGCAGGATTGGCTGCTAATGTTGCAACTTTAACTTCCAACAATTCATTATATTTGAATGGAACTACAGCCGCTGGTTATCAAACAACTGCTGGTTTGGCTGGTAATGTTGCAACCCTGACAGCAAATAATACTTCGTATGTTGGTTCTGTATCAGCAGCTAACGTTGTTTCTAACGCCCAACTTACTGCAAATCTTGCAAATTATGCACTAAAAACTGGCGTTGCATTTACAGGACAGGTCAATTCCAGCGCAAACGTAAATGTTACGGGATCTGGTGTGTTTGTTGGCAACGGCGCAGGATTAACATCAGTTTCTTACGTTTCAACAGAAACAAATTCTGCAGATATTGCAATATTTGATGGTACTGATAAAAATACATGGAAAGATGGATCTAAATTCTATCCAACTATTCCATCTGGTGTGAATACGCTTTCAATTAGTGTTTCTTCTAACTTTTTTATCAAACAAGTTGCAAACGTAGTTTCATCTACAAACGATATAACAGCTGGTCCAGGCAATCCACAACTACTTTATAGAATTGTAAAGGTTCCTGCAGCGGGTTCAAACACTGTTTTATACACATCTGGCAATAACGTTCTATCAACTCCAGGTTCTGGTGGTGGATTTTTAGTTAATACTCTTGATACAACTCCAGTTTCTGGTAATGGCACAGCGTATGGAATTCAATATTATTGGCAATCAATAGACGCAGACCCTAATGCAAATGCAGGCACTATATCTGTTTCCGCGACAAATACGCCAACGGTCACGGGTTCTGGCACATACTTCACAGGTACATTGAATTCAAGATTGCAAATTGCTCGTAACTCCGCCCCGACAACATGGAAAGACATATCGTATATTTCTGGAAATCAAAATTTGACCCTTGAAGCAAATTGGGGTAATCAATTTACAGCAGCCACTTATAGAGTTCAAGATCCAAATGCTAGTGTAATAATGGATCAAACAGACATCTATTTCACATTCGTAGGATACAAGTAAGATGGCAGATCTTTATATTTTATACGACACAAACGGAAAGTATATTGGTTCTAAGTACGACAATGGACCTCCTGGCGGTTATGAATCATATGCTGCAGGTTATAGAAAACTAACATACGAAGAAATCAATTCAATGCATAATGAATATGAAAGTTATGTATATAATCAACCAAAATTAAAAAAACTCAAAGAAATTCATTTAGGCGTCAGCACAAGAATCTTTGAGATTGATGGAGAAACAAAACTTTCAGTGTTTGTAAAGGCGCTTCATAATGATACAAGCGAAGACACCAAAATGTTTTTAGGGGAACCTGTAGAAATTACTATCAATGACCAGAAAGTAATGATACCATTTGGCGATATGATTCTGTTAAATCCAGAATATCCAGGAACTTATGTTATTTCATTATCAGATGATCGTTTTTATAGTAAATCCAATAAGTATACAGTTTCTGTAATAAATCAGATTCAAGAGGTATAAAATGGCAACCGAACTATCACTAAATCCAATTCCAAGTGCAGAGCCATCTGTTGGTCAGAAAAGAATAATGGTTTCAGATTCAACTATTGCTGAGCAATTTTGCATGGTTGCGTCTGACATGCGCAGTATTCTTGCTGCTATGAAAACATCTGTAGAATTACAGCGCCAAATGGTTGAAGCATTTGACTCATATAGCGCCAAGCTCGACAAGACAATGGAAAGCATTGATTCTGCAGTAAATAAGATTGATGATCTCATTCTACAAACAGGAAACAGCGTTGAACAATTAAACAAAAATACAGAAACATTATCAGCGGCATTAATAAATTTTAAATAAGGTAATATTATGGGGATTGAAGATCGTGTGGCTAGATTATTGGATTGTTTCAAACCGCCAAGAAATAAAACAGAACGATTGGCTTTTCGCTACTTGTTTTCGACGCTTAGTGCGCTTGAACAAATTGCTGTATTGGCAGCAGAAAGAGGTGCGGGGGTCGAAGGACAACTAGAGGACGAATATGTCCATAGAGATGCCTTCAGAGCACTTGCTGATCGCTGTGGCGGTTATGAAGAACCTTGTGATAAGACACAGGAACTAATCGACTTCCTTGAGAGCTTGCATGGTGAAAAGTCAATTGCTGCATTAAACGTTGTTGCAGAAGGTTGGCTTGGTTGTGTATTCATTTCGCTTTCTCATCTGGCACCTGACCTATTCAATTCAATTGGTGAGGATGAGGCAAGGCATAATGGGTATGCTTTAAGTTATAAGATTCCTGACTCGCATGAACTAGAACCTATCATTCGTAAACTAGAACGTCTGATGGTCGAGATCGCCAAGAGTCCAAACTTTATTCTTCCTATGATCTACCTTACAAGTTTAGGTGATGTAGGACGTATGGGACTAAAGATGGTCGAGGCACATAGAGTAGCATGTGACCATCTAGGTATTGTTCCTATCACTGATGAGTTCAAGTCATTCTGCCGTAAGTCAATTCATGGTGATTTGAGCAAACCTGAAGTCATTCCGATGAATGATTGGGAAAATAACAAGCAGGTTCTATGGACACGTCCTGCACCTATGACAGTTCAGAAAGAAATCAAAATTGCCGCCACAAACGAAATCAAAGTGCAGGCAAAGATGATTGAAGCAATCGGTAAGATTGTACGAGTATATCCAGAATTTAAAAATGTAACCAGAGACGGTAAACTGTTCAGAGCAAAGCATCCAAACGTTGGTATGCGTGTCATGTGGAACAGTGATATTCTAACAACTATTATTTTGAACGCCAAAAACAATTATAAAGAATTACTTCGTAATATCGTGCATCGTACAAAACGTATTAGAAACAAACCTTATGAAATTATTGGCGAACTAGATCATCTTCGTGATCTGTTACCTCCATCACAGTTCCCATTCGTAATTAGTTACATTGGTCATCATAATCTTACATGGGGATATGGAGTGTTCAGTGAGTTTGAAGGTTGTTCCACATCAATCTTTATTGGTGCGCCTCTAGAAAACGGCTCGTATCCTGTAACTATTCTGATGGATCACAGAGTTTTTGACGGTAAAGATATTGCTTTGTTCGCAGATAAATTAAAACAATACCTAGAAATATGAGGTAACAATGACTATTGATTTAAAAAAACTAGCTCCAAAAACAAACGCGCAAAGAATTGCTGATGTCCAATCTCATCTAGATGCTATTCTTAATAAGTACCAAATTAACACTGAATTAAGAATATGTCATTTCTTGGCACAAGTTATGCACGAATCTGGTGATTTTGTTCATATGGCTGAAAATTTAAATTATTCTGCTGATGGTCTTCAGAAGATCTTTAAGAAATATTTTCCAGATGTAACAACTGCAAATGCTTACGCTCGTAATCCAGAGAAGATCGCAAATAAAGTATACGGCGGACGTATGGGCAATGGTCCAGAAGCTTCGGGCGACGGCTGGAAGTACAAGGGTCGTGGTTTCATTCAGCTTACAGGCAAGGAAAATTATACAAAGTTTGCAGCTGCTATCGGAAAGTCGCTTGATGAAACTGTGAAGTATCTAGAAACCGTAGAGGGCGCATTAGAGTCTGCTGCTTGGTATTGGAACTCTCGTAATATTAATACCAAAGCTGACGCTAATGATATAACTGCTGTTACGAAGCTTATCAATGGCGGAACTATTGGTTTAGAAGACCGTAAGCATAAATTTGAAGAAGCAAAGAAATGTTTTTCAGCCTAATACCACTTCCATATAAGATAGCAGCCGCTGTATTTCTTTTAATTTCAGCGTTTGGTATTGGTTATATGAAAGGCGTATATAGAGCTGATGCTATTATTGCAGAAGCTGCAGTGAAGGCGAATGAAAAAATTGCAGAACTTGAAAGAAAGAATACAGAAATAAGTAATAATGTAGTAACTAAATATGTAGATAAAGTGCGTGTGGTGAAGGAGAGAGAATATGTTTATCTTGGACAAGCTCAAAACAATGTCCCTGGCCAGTTCAATCTTTCTAGTGGTTGGTTGTACCTCCACGACTCTGCTGCCTCAGGCAGTGATGCCGACCCCACCAGAGCTTCTGATGCGTCCGCCTCAGCAGTTAGAGACAATCAAGCCCTCGGAGTCGTACTCAGAAACTACTCAACCTGCAGAGAAAACGCCCACCAATTAGAATCTTTACAACAATGGATTCGTGATATGCAAAAAGAGGTGAATGATTCAAATAACAATTGATTGATCAAATTACAAAGGATGCTTTAATCATGCAAACATTAAAGGAGAAAATAATGTTAGGATTAAAGCAAATGTTCACAGGCAAAGACAACAAGACATTAGATCTTGGTCGTGTTCTTTGGGGTATGGCTGTTGTTTCTTATTTGGCTGTTGCGTTTTATAACGTGTATAACGGCGCAGTCATAGACTTTATTGCATTCGGAACAGGCATTTCAGCTGTTCTGGCAGCAGGTGGTGCTGCTATTGGGTTGAAGGCTGGTACTGAACCAGAAGACAAAGACGGCGACGGCATACCAGACAGTCAGCAATAATCTTTTATAATAAATAGATATGAGTAATAATGGAGAAGATTAATGGCTGTACCAACAACTAGAGCTGAATTCAAAGAAAATTGTTTAAGAAGATTAGGCAAACCAGTCATTGAAATTAACGTCGATGACGATCAAGTTGACGATCGTATTAACGAAGCTTTAGCTTACTTTTGGGACTATCACTTTGATGGTTCCGAAAAGGTTTATTACAAATATCAAGTAACAAATACAGACAAGACTAACAAATATATTACTATGCCTGAAAATATTATTGGTGTAGTTAAGATATTTGATCTTGGTTCAGCTCTTGGTGTAAATAATCTCTTCAATATCCGTTATCAAATTGCTCTTAATGATCTTTACACTTTGACATCTGTGTCAATGGTGCCATATTACATGGCTATGCAACATGTTCAATTCTTAGAACAAATGTTAGTTGGTCAACAGCCACTTCGCTATAACAGAAATGTTAATAAACTTTATATCGATATGGATTGGGATAGAGTAGAAGTTGGTCAATATATTATCGTAGAAGCCTATCAAGTAGTTGATCCAGATACATTTGTCGACACTTGGAAAGATCGTTGGTTACTTCGTTACGCCGCTTGCTTAATTAAGCAACAATGGGGTACAAATTTAAAGAAGTTCGAAGGTATGAAAATGCCTGGAGGACTAACATTTAATGGTCAACAAATATATAATGAAGCAACTCAAGAGCGTGCAGAATTAGAGAAAGAAATGGTTTACTCTTATTCTCTACCAGTGACCGACATGATAGGCTAATTATGAAATCGTTTCAACAATTTATAATTAAACTACATGAATCTACTGCTAACCCAGTAAATGTTGATGCTTATCATGGATCTGGTCGTTTGTTTGATGGTTTTGATCAAAAGCAAGCTCGTATACCAAATGATTATTATGGCGGTGGAATTGGTTATTTCACCGATAATCATAAAATTGGCACTCAATACGCAAAAACAATGGCAAGACGTCAAAATACTGGAACTCCATTCATATATCACACAAATTTAAATATGAATAATGTTTTTGATGTTGATCATAAATTTTCTGGCGATAAACTAAAAAGTTTGCTTCCACAAAATGAAAAAGATCACGAAAATTTTGCTCGAGGAGCAGGATTGTTGCGTTTGGGCGATGACAAATATTCGGTTTTGAGTAAGCTCAGTAGGGGCGATATGGAATTAACTGGCGATCAAATATTCAAAGGATTATCTGGAGGTGGTGTTAACACTGCTGCAGCTCGCGATCATTTGATTCGTAACGGTTATGATGGGTTACGTTATAACGGTGGCGCTAATATGGACGCAGAACGTCATAATGTTTATATACCATATAATGCCAATTCTATTACTATAAAGAAAGTAGAAAATGGCAACTAATTTTTTCTTTAACAATTTTCAAGCTTCTCAGGAGCAATTGCTCCTGGAAAATCTTATCATAGAATCTATTAAGATCTATGGTCAAGACATGTATTATATTCCTCGTAAATTAAACAATTACGATGCAGTTTATGGTGCAGACGATCAATCAAGCTATGAAAATGTTTACGAAATAGAAATGTATATTAAGTCCGTTGATGGATTCAGCGGAGATGGTAATTTCATGTCTAAATTTGGTATTGAAATTAGAGATCAAGTTGTATTCTCTATGGCGCAAAGAATATTCAGTCAAGAGGTTGGAACTTATACAACGCAAGTTCGCCCAAACGAAGGCGATTTAATTTATTTTCCACTTAACAAAAAATGTTTCCAAATTAAATATGTCAACAAGTTTGAGATGTTCTATCAATTAGGAGCTCTACAAACTTGGGAAGTAACTTGTGAGTTGTTTGAATATTCTGGCGAAACTCTTAATACTGGCATTCCTGAAATAGATTCTCTACAGAAGAAGTTTGATACAAACCAATATCACTGGACACTAAAGACAGAAGATTCAGAATATATTGTTACCGAAGATGGAGAATTAATTGTTCTTGAAGGATCTTCTACTGACAATATAATTATTTCTGCCGACAATGATGAAATTCAACAAGAGTCGGATCAATTTGTCAATTTTAGCGCAATTGATCCGTTCTCGGAAGGAACTATCTAATGTTTGGAACGCCATTTTATTTCAATTTAATAAGAAAATATGTTATTCTTGTTGGAACTCTTTTCAACAACATTCGTATTACAAAAAACGATAAAAATGGAACTCAAATTTCATTGATTAAAGTTCCTGTAACATATGCGCCAAAAGATAAAATGTTGGCTCGTGTCATACAAGATCCAGGTATTGATAGACCAACAGCAACAGCTCCATTGCCACTTATTTCTTTCGAAATGGGCAAAATGGAATATGATGGTTCAAGAAAACTACCAACAATCAATAAGGTTGTTGTAAAAGATTCTTCTAGCCCAAGTAAATTAAAATATCAGTATAATCCAGTTCCTTATAATATAAATTTTCAAGTTTATATCTATGCGAAAAATGCAGAAGATGGAACTAAAATAATAGAACAAATACTTCCTTATTTTACTCCTGACTGGACAACAACTGTTAATTTGATTCCTGAAGTTGAAGTAACTATGGATATACCAGTCATATTGAATAATATATCCTACGCTGACACTTACGATAAAGAATTTCAAAAGCGCAGAGCAATTATATGGACTTTAGATTTAACTCTAAAAGGCTATATATATGGTCCAGTAAGAAAATCTGGAGTTATTAAATTTATAGATACTAATTTCTATATTCCTTCAGTTGCTGATGGTAAATTATCTACTGCTGTTGGAAATACTGCTATAGCAGAACATGTTACAGTTCAGCCAGGGTTGACTGCAAACGGTCAACCTACCTCAAATGTAAATGATACTATAGCTTATAGTTTAATAAATGTTGACGATGATTATGGTTATATAACAGAAATTTATAGCACAGATGAATTAAACACATGACAGATAATAGCGCAAATAATGATCCTATCGGAAACGCACTAGGCGTTACTCCTTTAATTAGCAACGCTTCAGCTGCTATTAATAATTTATTAATTAGTTCGCACGATGATAGCGCAAGAGCCGATTTTGAAAAGGCAAGATCAAATATCCATACTCTTATAGAAAATGGAAATGATGCCATATATAAATTGGCTCAGATTGCTGATAGTTCTCAGCATCCAAGAGCTTTCGAAGTGTTAGCTAAACTAATGGACACTATGTTGGCAGCAAATAAAGATTTAATGGAGTTACAAACTAAAATTAGAACCATTAATGCTGCTGACTCGCCAATTAGCGAACAAGCCAAAACCATTAACAATAATTTGTTTGTTGGCTCTACTGCAGAGCTTCAAAAAGTGATTTCGGAATTGAAGAATGGTGGATCATCAACTCAGTAATATAAAAGGTTACAACGGTAACATCAACTTAAAGCGTTCCAATCAAGCGATTGAATGGACGCCAGATCTTGTTCAAGAATACTTGAAGTGTCAAGAAGACGTTGTATATTTTACTGAAACTTATATGAAGATTATCAACGTTGATAGGGGTCTTGTTAATTTCAAACTATATCCTTATCAAAAGGAAATGTTGCAAAGTTTTAAAGATAATCGTTTTAATATTGTAACAACAGCTCGTCAGGCAGGCAAGTCGACAACTACTTGTGCATTTATTCTTTGGTATATCATTTTTAATCCAGAAAAGACAGTTGCATTACTTGCTAACAAGGGCGATACAGCCAGAGAAATTTTGGGTCGTGTTCAGCTTGCGTATCAGCACCTACCAAAGTGGCTACAGCAGGGCGTAAAAGAATGGAATAAAGGTTCATTCGAGCTCGAAAATAATAGCCGTGTTATTGCTGCTGCTACTTCTTCTGATGCCATTCGTGGTTACTCTATTAACATGTTGTTCATTGACGAAGCGGCATTCATTGATAACTGGGATGACTTCTTTACCTCAGTTTATCCTACAATTTCATCAGGTACAGAATCGAAAATTGTACTTGTTTCAACACCAAATGGTTTGAATCACTTTTATAGTATTTGGATTAATGCTGTAGAACAAAGAAGTCAATACAAAGCATTAAAAGTTCTTTGGCAAAACGTTCCTGGAAGAGACGCTCAATGGCAGCAAGATACTCTAGCTGCAATGAACTTCGACTTAGAAAAGTTCGATCAGGAATATAATTGCGAGTTTTTGGGCAGTTCTGGAACTCTCATAGCGGGTTGGAAATTAAAAGAGCTTGTACACAAAAGCCCCATTGTAGAGCGTGATGGTTTAGTTCAATATGCTGCTCCAGAAAAAGACCATATATACATTATGGTTTGTGACGTTTCTAGAGGTAAAGGTTTAGACTATTCTGCATTTCAAGTCATAGATGTGACTAGAATGCCATATAATCAGATATGCATATTCCGAAATAATGCTGTATCGCCTGTAGATTATGCTGATATAATCCACAGAACAGCCAAAGCTTATAATAATGCTTCTGTTCTTGTTGAAATTAATGACATAGGCGAGCAGGTTTCTCACTCGCTACATTATGATTTTGGTTACGAAAACGTACTTTTCACTGAAAATGCTGGTCGTTCTGGCAAAAGAATAACTGGCGGTTTCGGCGGTCATAATATTGACAAAGGTATCAGAACAACAAAGGTTGTTAAATCTATCGGTTGTTCTATAATGAAATTATTGATAGAGCAAAATCAGTTTATAATAAATGACTTTCATACTATAAACGAGCTTTCTACTTTTTCTAAAAAAGGTAATTCTTACGAAGCAGAATCAGGTAAACACGATGACTTGGTAATGTGTTTGGTTTTGTTTGCATGGCTCTCAGAACAACAATATTTTAAAGATTATACAAATATTAATACGTTGATGTCTTTGAGAGAAAAAACAGAAGAAGACATGGAGCAAGACATGGCTCCGTTTGGATTTATCGACGATGGTCGAGAAGAATATGATGAGGGTATTGAACAATTCGTTCCAGACAGTTGGATGTGGAATCAA